TGCCATTTGGCTTTAAGAAGACAGGCGTGGGCCGCAAGGCCAAGCTGCACCCAGAGCCAAACGCGCAGGACGCGCTAATTACAATGAAAGCCGCACGCGTTAAAGGCCATAGCTACCGCGATATTGCCATTATAGTTGCAAAGCGTCATGGTATCACGGTAAGTCACCAAACAATCGCACGTGTAATCAGGGGAGATAAGAATGACGAAATCTGAACCAAACTTCTTTTTGGAGTTCCTGAAGAAGTACCGCGATGATCCCGTCGGGTTCGTGCGCGATATCTTAAGGACTAAACCGGACCCGTGGCAAATCGAGTTTCTGAAGGCGATTAGTTCGGGGGAGCGTCGTATCTCCGTCCGCTCAGGCCACGGTGTCGGTAAGTCTACAGCCGCAAGCTGGGCCATGCTGCATTACTTCCTGACGCGGTATCCGGTGAAGGTTGTTGTTACAGCGCCGACATCCGCACAGTTGTTCGATGCGATGTTCGCGGAACTGAAGCGATGGGTGAATGAACTGCCCGAAGTGCTCAAGGTTCTGATCGAAGTCAAGGCCGACCGTATTGAGTTGAAGGCCGCAGCCAGTGAAGCGTTTATCTCAGCCAGAACGAGCCGCGCTGAAACGCCGGAAGCGTTGCAGGGTATCCACGCCGACAACGTGCTGCTCGTCGCCGACGAAGCGTCCGGTATTCCAGAGAGTGTGTATGAAGCTGCGTCCGGTTCTATGTCCGGCCACAATGCGACGACGCTTCTTCTCGGAAACCCTACGCGAAACAGCGGGTTGTTCTACGATACGCACAACCGGCTTAAAGGGGAATGGAAGACATTCCACGTTAGCTGCCTCGATAGTCCCCGCGTATCCGATGCGTTCGTTCGAGAGATGCAGTTGCGGTACGGTGAAGATAGCCCGGCGTACCACGTGCGTGTCCTTGGTAACTTCCCGCCTCGTGAAGAAGATACTGTCATACCTGTCGAGTTGATTGACGGAGCCATGAACCGCGAGATCAAGATCGCCAAGCAGACGAAGAGTGTGTGGGGCCTCGACGTTGCGCGTATGGGTTCCGACGCTTCCGCACTCGCCAAGCGGCGCGGCCCGGTTGTTGAAGAGATACAGACTTGGAAAGGTCTGGACCTGATGCAACTAACCGGCGCAGTAGTAGCTGAGTTCGAGGCGCTTGTTCCTTCCGAGCAGCCAGTAGAGATATTGGTTGATAGCATCGGGTTGGGGGCTGGTGTTCTCGACCGTCTGCGCGAACTGGGTCTGCCAGCACGTGGGATCAACGTCGCAGAAAGTCCTGCGATGAAAGGGACTTACGCCAACCTACGCGCCGAATTGTGGTTCAAGTGCAAAGGATGGCTGGCAAACCGTGACGTAAAGATACCGAAGGATGAACAGTTGTTTGCCGAGTTGGCGTCACCGCGCTATACCTTTACCTCGTCGGGTAAGATGCAAGTCGAGAGTAAGGAAAGCATGAAGAAGCGCGGGCTTCCCTCGCCGGATAAGGCGGACGCCCTGTGCCTGTGTCTGGCCACCGATGTATCTACTATTATGCATGGCTATTCTATGGCCAACAAGAGTGGAGCTTTGCGTAGAAATATACGGGGCATTGTTTGACATAGAATAAAGATGTGATATATTTGTTTTGCTCGGCAGGTTTTCTCTCTCTCCCTCTCCTGCCGGGCATCATAGGCAGCTAGGGTGTGCGCGGTTTAGCCGGTAATAGCGACAGAACGACAGGATGCTGCCCCGTTTGTTCGTCCCGCCGCCACCCTCTTTTTGCTTTTCTATTAATGTTATGCTATAGTTATTCACAGGGGGCGTACCTGTGGATACTAAAACTTGTCCGACATGTGGCATAGAGCAGCCGATTGCGAACTTCTATACTCAGAAGCGGCAATGCAGGATATGCATACGCGACCACCAGCGCCGCTTCAGGGCCGCACGCCCAGACTATCACCACGGCAGAAACCTTAAACAGCGATATGGTATTAGTGTCGATGAGTATGAAACCATCATCGCCAGCCAAAATTCCTCTTGCGCTATTTGTGAGGTAGAAATACCTGATACAATAGGGTATAAGGGAAAGCGACCAGTTGCTGTTGACCATAACCATGAGACGGGTGAGGTTCGCGGTATACTCTGCTTGAAGTGTAATTTAGTCCTTGGCCACGCAAGAGAGAATACAGATATTCTTTACAAGGCCATTGTGTACTTGAGTGAACGCGGTGCGTACCCACCGAAAAAGTAAATAACCTCAGTAGCGTTTTTTATGAGGATGCTGTATAGACCTATTACGAAGCTGTAATGCTAAGGAAATTGTATATGTCAAAAGTTTTTCTCCCTATTCAGTCAATCCGAATTGACTCGTCAACAACGAGCAAGCGCGTAGCTCTCCCCGCCAACTCAACGAACATTCGTATTTACAATAGTTCTACGTCCATAGCGTGGGTTGTATTGGGTAATTCGTCTGTAACGGCAGCGATCCCCGCTGCGGATACTGCAAGCGTTGGTTTCCCGGTTGCTCCTAACAGCGTTGAGAATTTCACCGAGACTGTTGATGGCTCCGCTACGCACGTCGCGGTTGTCTTGCAGGTTGGTACTGGCTTTGTAAATGTGACTTGCGGCGAGGGCTGGTAAATGAATCGCCTGCGGACTCGCCTCCGCGCTAGTATTGCTAGCGGCCCATTAGTTCTGCTTGATTTTATTTCTGGTGGATTAGACCCCCGCGTCACGTTCACACGCGGCAGCAATGCCACGCTGGTCGATAGCACGGGCAAGATCACTTACGCTCCGGCGAATTTGGCGCTTTACTCACAAGACTTGACAAATTGGACTGCGGACGGCGCAAACGTAACTTCTTCAACAGAAATTGCGCCCGACGGCACAGCAACAGCAACGCTGCTTACGGCAGCGTCCGGAAACAATCGTCGGTTTAGGACGACAACTTTTCCTGTTGGTGTAGCTGTTATTTTCTCGGTCTATGTTAAGCAGGGGACAGCTACAACAATTCAAACGGATGTTGTAAATCAGGTAGCAGGCCCGACGTTTACCTTCGCCACGCAAATATATTCGGGCGGCATAGGGGCTACAAACCACACCGTTACGCCTTTAGCAAACGGTTGGTTTAGGCTTTCGTTTAAGCTAACTATCACTACAGCCAGCATTGGCCCCGGCGTTGCCATGAGCGGCGCAGCGGTTGGCAGCACCGTCTTGGTTTGGGGCCAGCAAGCAGAACCAGTAACCTACCAAACCGCCCCGTCCACATACAACCCCACAACGACAGCGGCATATTACGGCCCGCGCTTTGATTACGACCCTGTAACGCTTGCGGCAAAGGGCTTGCTGATTGAACAGCAGCGGACGAATTTGCAGACATATTCTGAGCAGTTTGATAACGCTATCTGGAGCGCTGGTACGCTTACAATTGCGACCAACACAACCGTTTCTCCAGATGGTACAAGCAGCGCAGACACAGGCACACGCCCCACTACAGGCGCTACCGAAAATATGCGCCGCGCTACTACAGCGCAAGCAGTCAACACCGCGGTTACGCTTACTGTATATGTAAAAGCTAACACGGCTGGCGCTCGGCTTTATCTTCGCAATCTTGCCGTAGATAATACCACAACCACAGGTGTTGTTCAGTTCAACCCTGCGGACGGGACTATCTCTACAACTTATGGCAGCGCGTATGTTGGTAAAGCAACCATGACTGCGGCGGGTAACGGTTGGTACAGGTGCAGTATCACAGGAACAACCCCCGCAGTTATCGCTACTAACTTTATTGACATCGGCGTAACAGATGGCACATCGGCTGTTGGCGGCGTAGCAGGTAATAGCATCTTCATCTGGGGCGCACAACTCGAAGCCGGTGCATTCGCCACCAGCTACATCCCCACAGTTGCCAGCCAAGTAACGCGCAGCGCAGACATAGCGTCGATGACAGGCACGAACTTCTCTAGCTGGTATAACCAGACAGAGGGGACGTTTGTTACATCTGCTGATACTGCTGGCGCACCTACTGTTGCCGGCTTTACATTTATTGCATCTGACGGAACGCAAAACGAGCGCGTTCAAACTGTGTTTGAACCCTCAGCCATTACCTCAACAGTTATCGACGGCAACGTTACACAAGCAAACTTTACGGCGTCGTACACAATTAACCAGCCAGCCAAGGCCGCAATCGCGTATAAGGTTAATGATTTTGCCGCTTCGTTTAATGGTTCAGCGGCAACGACTGATACTAGCGGAACGCTTCCGACTGTAAACCGTATGACCCTTGGCTCTAGCTGGGACGGATTAAACTTTTACCTCAACGGCCACATCCGCCAAATTGCGTACTACAACACGCGGCTTCCAGACGCCACGTTGCAGGAGCTGACCGCGCCATCGCTGGCCATTACGCTCAACTTGGACTTCATCAATGGAACGTATGACGCATGACAAACTATACATTCCAATCGCTATTTGACTTCACCCGCACAACGTCAGGCACGTTCGTCGGCAGCAATGGCCTGATCCAGACCACACCCGCCAGCGTGAACTTGCTGTTGCAGACACAAGCGTTTGATAGCGCGGGTTGGACAAAATTTAACTCTACCATTAACGCAAACGTGACAAGCGCACCTGACGGCACATCCACCGCTGACGCACTTGTTGAAAACACAACTTCCGGTAACCACATTGTCCAGCAGTTTGTATCGTATACCAGTGGCGCTAGTTATACATTTTCATTTTACGTCAAAGCGGGAACCCGCGCTTGGACGCGTATCACCATGCCGAGTGCGGCGTTTGGTACAGAGGTTTCAAGTTTCTACAACCTGTCTGGCGCTGGTTCTTTAGGGACTGCTAGCGGGCCAGTTACCGCCCGTACCATCACTGCGGTAGGCAACGGATGGTATCGGATAACTCTTACCGGCGTTGCCACCGCCACCGCTGGGGGTAACACTATTGTTTTCTCTGCTTCTGCGGATAATACTTCTTTTTACACGGGCGTTACCGGTGCGGAAGCAATCTTCATCTGGGGTGCACAAGTAGAAGCTGCAGCCACGGCGACTGACTACACGCGCAACAACGGCGGGTTATTCCCACCACGCTTTGATTACGACCCCGCCACGCTGGCCCCGAAGGGCATCCTGATCGAAGAGCAGCGGACGAATTTAAGTGTTTATTCGCAAACACCATCTGATGCTAGTTGGAGCGCCACTAGCTGCACAAAAACATCAACCAACAATCCTGACCCATTTGGCACAACGACGGCGCTTTTGCTCACCGCAGACGGCATCTCGACTACTCATTTTTTAATAGCTTCCGGCGCAGGCACAATTAGTTACACAAGCGGCACATCATATACGATTTCATGTTTTTTGAAGGCGGGAACTACCAGTCGCGCACAAATTACGTTTCCGTCTGCGGCGTTCGGGGCAGGGCAGTACGCAAACTATCTACTTACCGGAAGCGGCAGCGTAACAGCATCAACTGGCGGGACTGCCACAATAACGCAATTCCCGAATGGCTATTACCGCATAACGTGGACAGCGGCAGCAACTGTAACGTCAGTTGGAAGCGCGGGGGTAATGGTATTTATTACTTCTGGAACAGACGCCCGTCTTCCCACAAATACATCCGCCGATAATATCTACATAATTGGTTGGCAAACTGAAGCCGGAGCATTTGCCACAAGCTATATACCTACTGTCGCCAGCCAAGTGACACGCACGGCTGACACTTGCAGCATCGTCGCGCCGCTGTTCGCGCCTTGGTATAACCAGAGCGAGGGGACGTTTGTTGCGTCTGCGGATACCGCAAGTTTTTTAGACTTGCGTCGAAATATTCAAGTTGACGATGGAACCAACGCTGAGCGGATATATCTTGGAACCAACACCGCAGCAAACCCGCTTACCGTTGTATCAGACGGAGGGGCAATACAAGCAAACCTCCCCGCAGCCTCAACTACGCTTACTGTAAATACCCCTTACAAAATAGCGATGACTTACAAAATTAATGATTTTGCAGTGGTGGGTAATGGCGGAACGGTTGCCGTTGATAGTCTAGGAACGCTTCCGACAGTTTTGCAATTGCGACTTGGCGCTAATGAAAATACTGTATACCTCAACGGCCACATCCGCTCCATCCGCTATTACCCCGTCCGTCTTGCGGACTTTCAACTACAGGCACTTACAGCATGACCGACCTATATCTTAAAGCACCCACCCAAGAGGACATGGACGCCGCCTTGCTTGAGGCTGGCGTCATTGACGACGAGGGCAACCCAACGCAGGACTTCTCCGTTGACCAGATTGGGCCATTCACCCGCGACGACGTTGACTACACCGACTGGCACACAAACCTTCGCGGCAGCTTCACAGAAGAGCAGTTAGCTTTGTTGACGCCATTGGCTGTTGAGCCACCAGTGCCCTATAGAATGTGGGCATAAAAACTCCTGCTAAGGAAAAACAATATGAAGAAACCCACTAAGGCCGACAAGAAAGTGGCTAAGGTCATGGGCGAATTTAAGCGAGGCACATTGCACGCTGGTGTAAACCCTAAAGGCCCTGCAAAGGCTCCCTTGGCTAAATCGCGTAAACAGGCTATAGCTATTGCCCTGTCCGAAGCTGGCAAGTCCAAAAAGAAGTAAGGCTAAAATATGGCGTATCGCAATAACCGTAAGCCGAGTAAGGCCGACATGGCTAAGAACAACCGTATGTATCAAGATACCGGGGTTCCTAACGCCAACTCGGAAAACGACGACAGCGAAGATATGTCCAATGAAACTTCGATGGAACTTCCTGACGGTACGGAAGTTTCCATTGAAGAGCCAGAGATGGAAGACGAGCAGGTCGAAGAGCCTATGTCTGAAGAAGAACTTCAGAACATCGTCATCGCCGAGATTGACGACGCTCAAAATTATATAGACGACGACATCAGCCCGCAGCGTGCGCTTGCGGGCCAGTACTATAAGGGCGAACCATTCGGCAACGAAGAGGAAGGCCGGTCGCAGGCGATGTCAATGGATGTACGGGATACTGTACAGGCCATGATGCCGTCGATCATGAAGGTATTTTTCGCGGCGAACAACGTCGTCGAGTTTGCGCCGAACGGCCCAGAAGATGTGGCCACCGCGCAGCAAGCGACGGATTACGTCAACTACTGCCTGACACGCGACAACAACCTATTTAACGAATGCTATTCCACATTTAAGGATGCCCTGATCCGTAAGAACGGTATCATGAAAGTTTGGTGGAATACCGAAAAAGATGTTACGACCCATTACTTTACGGGTCTGGACGAAGCTACATTCTCCGTCCTTCAGGCCGATGCCAATATCGAAGTTAAGGACGTAGAGATTACCTACGGCGAAATGCCGATGATGCCGCCCGAAATGATGGGTATGCCCGCCCCGCCCATGCCTGCGACCTACGACTGTACAGTAGTCCGTACAGTTGAGAAGGGCCGCCTGTGCGTTCAGTCTGTACCGCCCGAAGAGTTTCTGATTGACCGCCGTGCGCGTTCTATTGAGACCGCCGAGTTTGTAGCCCACCGTCGTTACGTTACCGTGTCTGATCTCGTGAAGATGGGCTACGATTTCGATGAGGTTCAAGACCTTGGCTTCGAAACGCTTGACGACTTTGAAGGCAACCAAGAGACCTTTGACCGTAACCCGCAAGCGTTCGTTCAAATCACCGGCCGCACAGATACGACATCGCGCAAAGTCCTCTACATTGAGGGCTATGTATATGTTGACATGGACGGCGACGGGATCGCGGAACTTTGCCGCGTCTGCGTTGCTGGCTCCGCCAACAAGATACTGCACTGGGAACCTTGCGACTTTATTCCGTTCGTAGACTTCTGCCCCGATCCAGAGCCGCACACATTCTTCGGCATGTCGATTGCCGACGTGACGATGGACATTCAGCTTATTAAGTCGAACATCCTGCGTAACACGCTGGACAGCTTGGCTCAGTCGATCCACCCACGCACGGGTGTTGTCGAAGGCCAAGTCAACATCGAAGACGTAATGAACACCGAAGTCGGTGGCATCATCCGTATGCGCGCACCGGGTATGGTGCAGCCATTCGTGATGCCGTTCGTCGGGCAGCAAGCCTTCCCGATGTTGCAGTACATGGACGAACTGCGCGAGAACCGTACCGGTATCTCCAAGGCCGCGTCTGGCCTCGATGCGAATGCGCTCCAGTCTTCAACCCGCGCTGCTGTCGCAGCCACGATTACTGCTGCGGCGCAACATATTGAACTGATCTGCCGTATCTTCGCCGAGACGGGTATGAAGAGCCTGTTCCACAAGTCGATGCAGCTTATCGCCAAGAACCAAGATGCACCGCGTATGGTGCGTCTGCGTAATACGTTCGCGCCGATTGACCCACGTGTGTGGGATACGAACATGGATGTTGTCGTCAACGTCGCTCTTGGTACGGGTAGCAACGAAGAGAAGATGGCGTTCTTGGGTCAAGTCGCCGCTAAGCAAGAGATGCTCATGCAGATGGGTGCACCACTGGCCGACATGCAGGGTTACTACAACACGCTGTCTCAGATGATGGCGCTGGCTGGATACAAAGACCCGACCGTATTCTTCAACGACCCAGCCACGATGCCGCCTCCACCACCGCCTGCACCACCGCAGCCAACACCGGAAGAGATGCTGTCTCAGGTTCAGATGGAAGCAATTCGTGCGG